CTAGGCTAAAACTGATCCGAACATACACGAGATTTTGGAAAGAGGGGCAAATTTGTGGCGAAAATTGCCGAGGTGCAAGAAGTTGCCGTAGATCTGCTCGTGCCGTACGGAAAGAACGCAAAAAAGCACGGAAAAGAGCAGATCGAGAAGCTGAAAGACAGCATAAACGAGTTTGGATTTTTAACGCCGTGTTTAATCGACCGTGATTTCAATTTGATTGCTGGTCATGGGCGTGTTGAGGCGGCAAAGGAGCTCGGCATCGAGAAGGTGCCGTGCGTTTTTATTGAAGGGCTGAGCGAAGAACAGAGAAGGGCGTACATACTCGCTGACAACAGGCTTGGAGAGCTTGGCGAGTGGGATATGGGGCTCGTGCAGGCCGAACTGGCAGAGCTGAACGCACTCGGATTTGATGTTTCGTTGACAGGGTTCGATTTCGATGTTGAGCTCGATGAAGAAGCGTTCGACGAGAATAAATATACGAGCGTCGTGAATATTCCGCAGTATGAGCCGTGCGGCGAAGATGTTGAGCTCGAAGACCTTGTGGATACGGAGCGGTACGATGATCTGGTCGAGGAGATCAACCGATCGGAGCTGTCGGAGCGAGAGAAAGAGTTCCTTCGTAAAGCCGCCGCTAGACACTTGCAGTTTTCGTATGCGAACATAGCCGAGTATTATGCGAAAGCCGACGAGGAGATGCAACGGCTGATGGAGCAGTCGGCGTTGGTCATCATTGACGTGGATGATGCGATTCGGTACGGATACGCTCAGATACAAAGCTATCTGGACGAGATTGAGGAAAAAGAGCATGGCGAGGGATGATTTCGCTGTTTTCATTCTGAGCCATGGGAGAGCAGACAACGTACTGACCTACAGATCGCTGAGAGACAGCGGATATACCGGGAAGATTTACATCATCATAGATGATCAGGACGATCAGGAAGAGGAGTATCGGGAGAGGTACGGAGAGAGCGTTATTCAGTTCTGCAAGGAAGAAGAAGCGCAGAGATCGGACGTGATGGATTCCGACGATGATATGCGGATCGTGCTGTATGCGAGGAACAAATGCCACGATATAGCAAGGGAATTGGGGCTGACGTATTTCCTCGAGCTTGATGATGATTACACAGGGTTCTATTTTCGTTTTGCGAAAGGGCAGAGCCTTAAGGCATACCAGATAACCGATCTGGATAAGGTCATCGACTTGATGCTGGATTTCCTCGAAAAGAGCGGTGCACTTACTGTGGCTATGTCACAGGGAGGAGACTTTCTCGGAGGAGTGAAAGCGTCGGCGTATAAGAACAAGCTGTTACGGAAAGCGATGAACAGCTTTTTCTGCAAGACCGACAGGCCGTTCAAGTTCCTTGGGAGGATCAACGAGGATGTGAACGCCTACACTTTGCTTGGATCGCAAGGGAAGCTGTTCTTTACCGTAGGACAAATCATGCTGGTTCAGATGATGACACAGCAGAACGAGCACGGGCTTACTGATGTTTATTTGAAATACGGAACGTACGTAAAGAGCTTTTATACGGTCATGTGCATGCCGAGCGCTGTAAAGGTGGGGCTGATGGGTTCGAGCCATAAGCGCATGCATCACATGGTTTCATGGGACCGATGCGTTCCGAAGATTCTGAACGAGAAATGGAGCAAGGGGCATGGCAACAAAGTTAACGCTTCAGGAGCAAGCGAATAAGATACTGGAACAGGCGCAGGAAAGAGGAGTTTCGAGCAATTTTTTCTTTGCGACCACGTTTAAGCGCTATCAAGTGCAGATGAAGATACTGTCGGAGCTCGAAGATGCGATAAATGAGTTCGGAGCGACAGTAACGAAGGAATACGTCAAGGGCAGGCAGAATCTTGTGGCGAATCCGGCGATAACGGAATACAACAAGACAGCGACCGCCGCTAATGGAACTGTTTCGACACTGATAAACATTATTCGGACATTATCTGAAGATGGAGGAGGATCGAAACTAAAAGACCTGATCGCCGCCATTAACGAACAATAATGGACAACGAAAACTATATATTCACGTATTATCAGCGGATAACGGATGGGACGATTATTGCTGGTAAATGGGTAAAGCGTGCGTACGAGTATATAGTCAACGGCTTGCAGAGCAAGGCGTTTTTTTATAACCAGAAAAAGGCGCATGCGGCAATAGCGTTTATCGAGAATTTCTGCCATCACCATGAAGGAGTGCTTGCACCGCAACTGATCAAGCTGGAGCTGTGGCAGAAAGCGTTGATTTCTATCCTGTTCGGTGTGCTGGATGAGAGCGGGGCAAGGCAGTTCCGCGAGTGCGTTGTCGTAGTCGGAAGGAAGAACGGAAAGACATTGCTGGCGGCGGCGATAGCGGCATACTGTACGTTTCTGGATGGGGAGTACGGCGGGAGGATATATTTTGCCGCACCGAAGCTAGAACAGGCCGCACTGTGCTTCGAAGCGTACTGGCAGATGATCCGGCAGGAACCTGAGCTCGGAGCGATGGCGCAGAAGCGAAGGACGGATATATACGTTGAGCAGAACAACACAACAGCGAAGGCGTTGGCGTTTAATGCTCAGAAGTCGGACGGACTGAATATTTCGTTGGCGATTGCGGATGAGTGTGCGTCGTGGAAGGGCGATCCCGGTCTTAAGTTTTACGAGGTCATCAAAAGCTCGTTTGGAGCTCGTAGACAGCCGTTGCTGTTGAGTATAACGACGAGCGGGTATCTGAACGATGGAATATATGACGAGCTTATAAAACGAAGCACACGCTTTTTACTGGGCGACAGCAAGGAGAAGCGATTGCTTCCACTGTTGTACATGATCGACGATATTGAGAAATGGAACGACATCAACGAACTGCAGAAGTCGAATCCGAATCTCGGTGTGAGCGTATCGGTCGATTATATGCTGGAGGAGATTGCAATCGCAGAAGGATCGCTCTCAAAGAAGGGCGAGTTCGTGACGAAGTATTGCTGTCTAAAGCAAAATTCCAGTGTGGCGTGGTTGGCGAGTGAACTGGTTGAGGATGCGTGCGGAAAGCATCTCAGGCTGGAGGACTTCGAAAACAGCTATTGCGTTGGCGGGATTGACCTTTCGCAGACCCGTGACCTTACGGCGTGTTGCGTGGTTATCGAGAAGCAAGGAAAGCTGTACGTGTTCAGCAAGTTCTTTTTGCCCGGCGAGAAGATAACCGAAGCGACAGAACGTGATGGGTTACCGTATGACGCATATATAACACGTGGGATATTATCGCCATCAGGCGACAACTTCGTTGATTATAACGATTGTTATAACTGGTTCGTCGAGTTGGTCGAGAAGCATAAGATTTATCCGCTGTGGATCGGGTACGACAGATATTCGGCTGATTTCCTCACGCAGATGATGAGGGCGTACGGGTTCCACATGGACGATGTGTACCAAGGCGAAAACTTGTATGGAACGATGGAGATGCTCCACGGCGAGCTGGAGGACAGGCGAATCTGTATCGGGGACAATGACCTGTTGAAATGCCATCTGCTCGATTCGGCAATAAAAATGAATCAAGAGCGAGGGCGTGGAAAACTGGTAAAAGTAGCGCCGAGCGTCCACATTGATGGAACCGCCGCTTTACTGGATGCGCTGGTCGTGAGACAGAAATACTACGCCGAGATCGGCGAACAATTGGAGAATAGATAGATGTCTTTATTCGATCGGATTTTTGGCAACAGGCCGAAAGAAAAAGGGGTATATCAAGGCTATTTTAAGCTGTTAAACGGATATACACCTACGTTTACAACGTATGGAGGGAGCATATACGAATCTGAGTTGATTCGTGCCGCTATCAATGCTCGTGCGACGCATGTTTCCAAGCTGAAGGTGGAAACGCTCGGTGCGGCGAAGCCAGCGCTCCAGAATAAATTGAGGCACGGTCCGTCCGAATTCCAGACGTGGGGGCAATTGCTATATAGGGTCTCTACCATATTGGACATTCACAACACCGCTTTCCTGTGTCCTGTCTATGACAGATACGGAGAACCATCTGGGATCATTGCCCCTGTCCCAGAGCGGTGCGAGATTGTCCAATTTTCCGGCGTTCCGTATTTGCGGTATAAATTTTCGAACGGAGATACTGCCGCAATCGAGATGGAGTACTGCGGGATACTGACAAAATTCCAGTATAAGGATGACCTGTTCGGAGAGAGCAATCATGCGCTGTTGCCGACCTTGGATTTGATACATATCCAAGATCAGGGCATTAAAGAAGGCGTTAAGAGCGCCGCTAGTTATCGGTTTATGGCTCAGATGAGCAATTTCGTCAAGCCGGACGACCTTGCGAAAGAACGTAAGCGGTTCACACGGGAAAACTTTTCAAGCGAGGCTGAAGGCGGCGGAATGTTGCTGTTCCCCAATACGTACAACAATATCAAACAGATCGATGTGCGGCCGTGGATCGTTGATGCGGATGAAATGAAGCTGATTCGGTCGAATGTGTACGATTATTTCGGCGTGAATGAGGACGTGCTGGAAAATAAGGCATACGGCGATGCGTGGGGAGCGTTTTTCGAGGGAGCCGTCGAACCGTTCGCAATTCAGCTGAGCGACGTTATGACGAAGATGCTGTTTACGTTCCGTGAGCAGAGTCAAGGCAATCGGGTGATTGTTTCAGCGAACCGACTGCAGTACATGAGCAATTCGGATAAGCTACGGATGGCGAGCGAGATGCTCGACCGTGGCGTTATGAGCATTAATGAAATAAGGGAAATCTGGAACATGAATCCTGTTGAGGGCGGCGATGCCAGACCGATCAGGGGCGAGTATTACAACGCTGATGAGAAGGTGAGCGAAGAATGAGCGAGAGAGAATTCAGAGATATGGAGCTTCGGCTCGTTCCGATTGAGGGCGAGGAGAAAAGCTATAAGGTTGAGGGATATGCGAGCACGTTTGATCCCTACGTGATGTATACAAGGGACGGCGTGGACTATTACGAAAAGATCGAGCCTACGGCGTTTGACGGAGCGGACTTGTCCGATGTTGTGTTCCGTGTTGACCATGTCGGGCGGGTATACGCAAGATCGTCGGCTGGAACGCTGGAAGTCTGGCACGATGAGCACGGGCTTGCACAAAGGGCTGATCTTGGAAGAACGCAAGCGGCACGGGAGTTATATGCCGATATTGAGGCAGGGAATTATCCGAGAATGTCGTTTGCTTTTACCATCGCCGAGGGCGGTGATAGATACGACAGGGAAACGCATACGAGAGTGATTGAGCGGATTGCGAAGGTCTATGATGTGAGCCCTGTCAGTTTTCCGGCAAATCCGGGTACGGAGCTCAGCGTTTCGACACGATCCTATTTCGACGGAGAGATCGAACGGGAACAAGCGGAGCGACTTGAAGCGGAGAAGCGTGAGCGCCAGATCAAGCGGATTAGAATTCTTGCAGAGGTGTGACAATGGAAATCAAAGAAATGAGCGTTGAGGAGCTTATCGAAAAGCGTACTGCGCTTGGGTCCGAGGTTGATAATCCCGAAGCGAATCTTGATGAGATTGAAGCAGAGGTTCGGGCGATCAACGAGGAGCTCAAACAGCGTGAGTCCGTAGAAGCTCAGAAAGTGGAAATCCGGGCGCATGTAGCGGCTGGAGATGGAGAAGTCATCAAAGAAATTAAAACAGAGGAGAGAAAAGCAATGCCTGAAATTGAAGTCAGAAATACTGAAGCATACATCAATGCGTATGCGGAATATATCAAGAGCGGGGATGATGCAGAGTGCCGTGCACTGCTCAGCGAAAACGCTACCAATGGAACAGTTCCCGTACCCGAATTCGTGTATGACCTCGTGAAAACCGCATGGGATCGTGAGGGCATTATGAGCCGTGTTCGCAAAACCTATCTGAAGGGCAACCTTAAGGTCGGTTTTGAAATCAGCGCTACTGGTGCTGTCAAGCATAATGAAGGCGTTTCTGTTGACGAGGAAACGCTCGTCCTTGGCATCGTCGAACTGGTTCCGGCTTCCATCAAGAAATGGATCAGCATCAGCGATGAAGCGCTCGATCTTCGTGGAGAGAGCTTCCTTAGGTATATCTACGATGAGTTGACCTATCAGATCGCCAAGAAAGCGGCTGATGATCTGCTCGCAAAGATTATCGCTTGCGGTACGCAGAGCACTACGACTTGCGTCGGAGTTCCGGCAATCACTGCGACCACCATCACGATTGATCTTGTCGCACAGGCAATCGGTCAGCTGAGTGATGATGCTTCCGAGCCTGTGGTCATCATGAACAAAGCGACGTGGGCTGGATTCAAGGCTGTTCAGTATGCGAATGGATATGGAGTCGATCCCTTCGAAGGCCGTGCGGTGCTGTTCAATAACAGCCTGAAATCACTGGCCGCCGCAACTCCCGGCGAGACTTGGATGATCGTCGGTGACCTTGGACAGGGCGCACTTGCAAACTTCCCGAACGGGAATGATATTTCGTTCAAGTTCGATGATCTGACCCTTGCGGCGCAGGATCTTGTGCGTGTAATCGGTCGTGAGTTTGTTGCTTGCGAGCCTGTTGCGCCGAATGCCTTTGTCAAGGTTAAGCGGTAACGAAGCGACTTTCATAAGGGGCAATAAATATGAAAACGCTGATTGCTGTTCCGTGTATGGATCAGGTGCCGAGTTCGTTCTGCCAGTCGATTGCGACGCTGAATCGTGTGGATGAGTGCATGATAGCGTTCCAAGTCGGTTCGCTTGTGTATGAATCGAGGAACAAGCTGGCAGAGCGTGCTATGCAGTACGACGTTGATTGGATTCTGTGGCTAGATTCGGATATGGTATTCAATTCCGATTTGCTCCGCAGGATGCTTGAATCGGCAACGAGAGAGAACACAGACTTCCTAACGGGCGTTTATTATCGGCGTGTCGAACCGTATGCGCCGACGCTGTTTTCGAAGCTGGACTGCACGGAGGGCGCGGTATCGTGGGAGAATATCCCAGAGGTTCCAGACCATCCGTTCGAGGTTCAGGGCTGTGGTTTCGGAGCGGTGCTGTTACATTCACAGGTGCTGTTTGATGTGCTTGCGAAGTTTGACGGAAGGCTTTTCCAGCCGATAGATGGGATTGGGGAAGACTTGTCATTCTGTTGGAGGGCGAGGCAGTGCGGTTATAAGATAATCGCAGACCCGAACCTCCCGTTAGGGCACATGGGCCATGTGATGATTACGAAAGCGCACTGGATGTCGTACAGGAAGCAAAAGGAGGGAGCGGGTCAAACCGCTCCCAATTAATTGAGGTGCAAAATGCTGACTATCGTTAAACTGGCGTTACGGATCAAAGGGAACGCTTTCGATGATGAGATCAACCAGCTGATTGATGCGGCGAAGATTGATCTCGGGATTGCGGGGGTCGTACTTCCGTCGCAATTGGACGCAATCGTTCAGACCGCAATAATCACGTACGTGAAACTGCACTTTGGCGAGCCCGATGAGTACGACCGCCTAAAATCCTCGTATGATGAGCAGAAAGCTCAACTGGTCACTGCTACTGGTTATACGAACTGGGGATGAGGTGAGCGGATGGACAGGAGCGCAGTGCTGACGCTTGTGGATGAATCACAGCAACAGGATGAGTACGGGATTCTTAGAACGACCACGACCAATCGGGATGTGTACTGCCAAGTAAAATCGATCATGCAGAGCGAGTTTTATGAGGCTGGGAGAAACGGTCTGAATCCAGAGTACGAATTCGATATGTTCGCTGGCGATTATGAGGGAGAGCGCACGTGCATCTATGATGGTCAGCAGTATGGGATTTATCGTACATATATCACGAGGAACGATACGATTGAGCTCTACGCCGAACGAAAAGGCGGAACGAACATAGAGGTATCCGATGGCGAAGATGACCAGCCCTGAGCGGCTTGATGCTGATATACAGGAGATTCTTGTCGATTATCAGAATCACGTGTTCAAAACAGCAGATCAGGTCGTGGAGAGGATGGCGAAGAAGGGAAAGAACGCTGTCAGAAGGAACGCACGAGCCGTCATTACGAAAACAAGACGGAAGTACGCAAACGGCTGGCAGTACAAGATGGACCCGAAACTTCGCATCGGTGGAATGAAACTGTACTGGGCGAACCAGATAAGAGGAGCGACGATCTATCCGGGCAAGCAGAGAGGGCTTGCCCATTTGCTTGAACACGGGCACGCTGTGGTGAATGGCGGAAGAACGACAGGACAGACGCACGCCAGACCGCACGTTAAACCTGTGGAGGATCAGATCGCAAATTCGATAGTTAGTGAGGTGATACGGAGCCTATGAAAAGGACAGAAGTCGCAACCATGCTTTCGAGCACTGGCTTGCCCTACGCGTATTATCAGTTCACTAATGATACGGCGAAAGTACCGCCTTTTATCTGTTTCTATTTCGAGGACAGTAACGATATGTTCGCTGATGGAGCGAATTATCAAAAGATCGAGCACCTCGTGGTTGAGTTGTACACGAGAGAAAAGGACTTCACGAAGGAAGCTGTTATCGAATCTGCACTTGCCAGCTATGGGCTGACGTGGGTTCGTGCGGAGCAATATCTGGACGATGAGCGGATGTTCGTGGAGGTTTACGACATTGATGTATTGATAACGGAGGAAAGCAATAATGGCTAATAAGGTAAAGTACGGCATTAAAAACGTACATTACGCAATTGCGACGATCTCCACGGATGGAACTGCAACGTATGCAACGCCTGTTCCGTTCCCCGGTGCGGTCAGCCTTTCGATGGAGCCGCAGGGAGAGAACACGCCGTTTTACGCAGACAACGTGGAGTATTGGACTGGCGTAGGCAATACTGGGTATGAGGGCGATCTGGAGATGGCGATGATCTCCGAAAGTTTCGAGACGGATGTTCTTGGCATGATCGCCGACAGCGTCAACGTGGTATATGAGGATCTGAACGCACAGGCGGTGCACTTCGCTCTGCTGTGGCAGTTTGAAGGTGACGAGAAAGCGACTCGGCATGTCATGTATAACTGCACTGCTCAGAGGCCGAACGTTTCTGGCAGTACCGTAGAGGAGTCTATCGAACCGCAGACTGAAACGATCACGATCCGTGCCACGTCGGTTCATGTAAATTCCGTCGATAAGGATGTAGTCAAGGCCAAGACGAAGAGCACGACCACGACTGCGACCTATAACGGATGGTTCAACACGGTTCACATGCCGACCACTTGATGATCGAGATAAGGGGCAAAAGTGATGTATAAGACAATCCAAATAGCGGACAAAGAGGTGGAGATGCTGGCAAACGGCATCTCCGCTTTCGTTTACTGGGATGTTTTCCACGAGGACTTCATTCTGCAGAGCCAAAAGCCAGAGGTGAGCCCGCACATCTTTGAAAAGCTCGGATTCGTGTTCGCAAAACAGGCCGAGATTGGAGGAGACTGGGAGAAGCTCACGAAGCTGAGCCAGAAGGATTTTTACGAATGGATGAGCCAGTTCGAGCCGATGGACGTGCTGAACGCTTCGGATGAGATCATGCAACTGTATGTACAGCAGTCTGGTGGAGGATCAAAGCCAAAAAAATAGGTCGGCGCACGGAGCGAGAGTTTAATACGGCAGTATATCTGCTTCGTGCACTCCAAGTCGGGTTGAGGATGGAAGATCTGGCGAAGCTCGATACTGGGATGGTCATGGACATTATAACGGAGTCGGGGAACGATCACGAGGAGTATCAGGAACTGGCTAATCAGAACGATTTCGATAGATTCTAAGTGGTGATGAGATGAGCAGTGCGATAGTAAAAGGGCTAGTCATTCGGATTGACGGAGATGCCAGCGGGCTGACCAAAGCGCTCGGAAACGCACAGAAATCGGTATATGGGCTGTCGAAGAAGCTCGGTGCGTACGGCAAGGAACTGACGCAGAAAGTTACCGTGCCTATCGTTGCCGGATTTGCGGCGGCTGTGAAGGAAACGTCAAATTTCGAGAAGGGGCTTGCGAAGGTCCGTGCTGTATCGAAAGCGACGGATGATGAGTTCGCTATGCTTAGCGACCGTGCTAGAGAGATGGCAAGGACTACGTTGCACTCCACGACGGATGTTGCGGATGCGATGTACTACATGGGCTTGGCTGGCTGGAACGCTCAGGAGATATATGAAGGGCTTCCTGCAGTTCTCGACCTTGCCACAGCCGCAGATGAGGATCTGGCGACCGTATCCGATATTGTTACTGACGCATTGACGGCGTTCGGGATGGAGGCAAAGGACACCGCCCATTTCGTGGATGTTCTGGCAGAAGCGTCGAGAAGCAGTAATACGACAGTCGCTATGATGGGGGAGGCGTTCAAATATGCCGCTCCGCTCGCTGGGAACATGGGCTATTCGGTGGATGATGTAGCCGTAGCCCTTGGACTGATGGCGAATAACGGTATTAAGGCCAGTATGGCTGGTACTGCGTTGAGGGCTCTTTTTCAGAGGATGGCGACACAGCCGAAACAGGCGGCTGATGCCATGAGCCAGTTGAACGTATCGTTGCTGAATACGGACGGTTCGGCAAAGACGATGATGGAGCTCATGGAAAGCCTGCGGGATGCGTTCGGAGGGCTTACACAGCCAACCGAAGAAATGCAGAAGCAGATGAATGAGCTGTTCGAGGCCATGGAAAACGGCGAGATCACCGAGGAAGAATATGTCGAGCAGATGGAGGCGCTGTCTGATGCGGCATACGGAGTCGGATCAGCCGAGAAGATGAGGCTGGCGGCGATGCTCGCTGGAGCTAGAGGGATGCCCGGACTGCTCGCAATCGTGAACGCCACCGAGGAGGAGTTTAGCGAGTTAGCCGGAGCGATTACAAACGCTGATGGCGCCACTCGTGAGATGTCCGCTCTTATGGAGCAGACCACGGCTGGGAAGTTCAAACTGTTGCTTAGCCAGTTACAGGAGTTGGCTGTTCAGTTCGGCACATTAATTCTTCCATACGTCCAGCAGTTTATCGGGTATCTGTCCAATCTTGTGCAGACGTTCAGCGAGATGGATGAGACGCAGAAGAAAGCGATCATCAAGATTGCGGCACTGGCGGCGGCGATTGGCCCGTTGCTTATGACGCTGTCAGGGCTGGCGGCGGCTGTGACATTCCTCATGAACCCTGTCGGGTTGCTGATTGCTGTGATAGGAGCGGCGGCGGCGGCGTTTGTGTATCTGTGGACTACGAGCGAGGAGTTTCGAAAAGAGGTCACGTATCAAGTCAAAAATGCCGTGATAACCGTGAAGGATTTCTTCAAGGATATGGGAGACACCATGAAACGACGCTGGGATAACATGAAAACGGATGCTAAGAATGCGTGGAATAGCATCGTTAATGCGATAAAAAATCCAATAGTTGGTCTGTACAGCTTTATGATGAATCAATTCAATAATATGGTGAATGGATTCCAAGCCAAGCTGAATCTGATGAAGGACATCGCACAGGTCGCTATAAACGCTATTTCGAGGATATTCGGTACGGCGAAGATTGAGCTTCCGAAGATCAAACTCCCGCATTTCACCGTGACCAAAGGAAAGACGATACTGGGCGTATCGCTTCCGAAGATCAGCGTTAGCTGGTACAAAAAGGCGTACGAAAATCCGTACCTGTTCACCTCACCAACTGTGGTTGGGAATAGAGGGTTCGGAGATGGGAACGGAGGAGAGATCGTATACGGACGTGACCAGCTCATGCGTGATATAGCGATGGCGTCACAGGGCGAGATAACGATAAACGTATATGCGAGCGACGGGATGGATGTCAACCAGCTGGCTGTGAAGGTGCAGAACAGGCTGGCGCAGTTGCAGAAACAAAGGATGTCGGCTTATGCGTAATTATTTCAAATTCGGGACAGTAGACAGTCGGGACTACGGAGTGTATATTTCGGGTCCCGGCATTTTTAATTCTCCAGAGCGGGCGGTCGAGTTTATCAGCGTGCCCGGCAGGAACGGTGCGCTGATTGGGAGCGAGAAGCGGTTCGAGAATGTTGAGCTCACCTATCCGGCGTTCATGTATACCAATTTCAAGTCGAAAATCCGTGAGCTGAAAGAGGCTTTGCTGAGCGTGAGCTCGTATGCGAGGCTGGAAGATTCCTATTATACGGATGAGTTTCGGCAGGCTATTTTTGTGGGGCCGTTGGAGGTTGAGCCTGTCAAGAATCTGGCAGCAGGAGAGTTTGAGCTTACGTTCAACTGCAAGCCGCAGAGATGGCTTGTAACCGGGGAGAACGAAACGCTGTATTACACGTCTGGAGCATCGATCAGCAATCCGACGAAGTTTAATTCGTTGCCGAGAATTACGGTGTACGGATACGGCGATGTCTATATCGGATCCCAGAAAATCACCGTGCAGAACGCTTATCAGTCAGTCGTAATTGATTCCGAGATCGGAGATTGTTATTCGGGAACGGATAATGCTGGACCCGCTGTTTCGTTTGGGAGCGGACATTTTCCTGTGCTGTTGCCCGGCGCGAACAGTATTACATTCCCGGCAACGGTTGATCATATAGCGATTCTTCCGAGGTGGTGGAGAGTATGACGCCAATTTTATATGGGCCTGAGGAAACGTCCTTTACCACAAACGGAATTGGTTTTCTCAGCGATATGATCTCGTGCATCGTAACCGAGGAACGGAACGGGATTTTCGAGGTCGAATTCGAGTATCCGATAACAGGCATTTATTATGAGTATATCCAAGAGGGAGCGATCATCGGATGCACGCATGACGAGGAGAAGGATGTACAGCCGTTTCGGATTTATCGCAGGAGCGCCACGATCAATGGGATCGTCACGTTCAACGCAAGGCATATTGCGTATGAACTCCAGAACGTAATCATCGAGCCGTATGAATCGACGAATATCGGGAACGCTTTATCTGGGTTTACGTCGCATGCGATGACTGATAATCCGTTCACGTTCTGGACGGATAAAACGAATAACGGGACGTTCAAGGTAACTGTTCCTTCAAGCGTATGGGAAAAGCTTGGAGGATCAGAGGGCTCGATTCTGGATGCGTTTGGCGGCGGCGAATGGGAGTTCGACAAGTGGACGTGCAAGCTGTACAGCAGTCGTGGAGCTGATAACGGTGTAACGATAAGGTACGGAAAGAATCTGCTCGATATTGAGAATACGGTCGAGGATGACGGAACGTACAATGCTGTGATCCCGTACTGGCAGGACCCGGAAACGCTTGCAAGCACCATTGGCGATCTGGTAGTTGGTAGCAGTGTAACGCAAAACCTTACGTACTGGACAACGCATTACGGAGCGATTATTCGGAATGAGGATGACGTTCCGTTGGAGTTCTCGTATTTTAAGCTGAAAGCAGTTCCGAAGGATTTTACAGACCAGTTCGAGAGCCAGCCTACCAAACAGCAGTTGAATAGTGCGGCGGCTACGTTTTTGAGCAATAACAGGCCGTGGATTCCGAACCAGAACATCTCCGTTGATTTCGTTGCATTATGGCAAACGGAGGAGTATGAGAGCTATGCGCTCCTGCAGAGGGTTAAACTGTGCGATACGGTCAGCGTAATCTATCCAGAGCTGGGAGTAGATGCAAAGACAAAGGTCATAAGGACTGTATGGAACGCACTGCTCGATAGGTATGATGAGATAGAGCTCGGAAGCGCAAGAACGTCATTCGCCAAGTTGATTACGGAACAGGCTACTGATGAAGCGCTTTCACAGGTAGCGGCAGACCAGACGGATATAGAGGCGGCGATTGACCATG